CAGTCTTTGCGCCCAATACTGAAGACGTCACTAATTGTGCTGCGTTTTGTTCAGTATATGCGGCTAATGCTGATACATCAAATGCCATTGTTATTAATTTTTAGTGTTTAAAATTGCGTTTCTATATTTTTCCAATCTTTGTTCTTTAATATCATTTGTTTTTATAAATGAATTAAAAGAATTTGGCTTTGAAATTGGGTCTGCGCTTGGTGTACTTGAAAGTGCTTCAATTAATTCAGCTACCTGTGCAAATCCTTGCTTAACCTTATTTTCCAAATCCAAAACCTTTGCGTCTGAAACTTCTTTTGCTGCTTTTATTTCAGCAATTTGCGCTTCAAATGCTTCGGTCATTTCTTGCATTTTTTTGTCTGCTTCCTTACCCATATCTTCAGGTGCAGGTGCAGCTTCTTCTTCGCTTGTAACGTCTTCTTCTTTTGAAGAAAGTTCAATGATAATACCGTTTTCATCTAATTGCATTACAGTTCCGTCAACCAATTGGTGTTCGCCTGCGGGTGCAGGTGTACCGTCAGGCATTGTAACAGAACCGCCAATTTCCAAAGATGAAATTTCAATCTTAGTTCCGTCCATTAAAGAATATTCAGCCATTTCAACCTTTGTTTCTTCAACAATCGGTGTTTCTTCAGCTTTCACTTCTTCAACAGGTGCAGCCGTGTTTTCTTCAAACAAAGCTTTGATTTTTAAAATCGCTTCCTGTGCGTTCATACTTTTTTTATTATATAGTTAAAAAATAAAATGTTTATCACTTAACCTGTGACAATATTTTTTTAATTTCGTCAACCATTGAAGAAACCTTGTTTACTTCCTTTGGTTTGTAATTAAATAACCCTTCAACACTAAAACCCATTATTTCGCCATTCTTTACCTTTTGCCAAGCTTCTTCGTTGTCAACTATCATTGAACCAAACCAAGAACCAACAGGCGCATCTTCAAATCCTTTCATTGGCATAATGCCACGTGAAGGGTCAGAAATAAAGCTTTCAAATAAAGTAACACCTTCAAATTGTGCGCTTGAATTGTGCATTAAGTTCACATTGCTTTGGAATCCTTTTTTGAAAAACTTTTGTACAATTTTGAGAATAGTATCGCGAGTAAAAGCAACGTAGTAATCACCGTAAGTAGCGTCAGAACGAAAAATTGGCGTGTCAGCCAACATAATAGCGCCTGAAATAATGCGACGGTCTTCATTAACAATTTCAAATTTCTGTGTTTTATTAAATGCGTTCCAATTCTTTTGTATTGCAGGACGGTCAACCAATGCAATAAAGTCAACCTGTGAATCGTCTTCAATGTCGTCTGTTATGTCCAACATATAAATTGGTAAATCTGTATTCATACCCATAAATAGTTTATTTTATTTAATTTATCGTTTATTCAAATCTTGCTTGGTTCTCAATTTGTGCAACTCGTTTTTGTGTACCTGAAATATCACTTTCAACAACGTATGCACGAATTGCATTGTTTCCGCCACCGCCACCATTTCCGCCACCACCACCGCCACCACCTAAACTTGGTGCAGCACCACCACCACCGCCAAGACTTGGCATTGCGCCACCGGTTGAAGGTGCGCCCGGACTTGGAATGTCAACAAATCCCGGTTCAGAACTTCCCGCAGGTACTTCAGGCGTTTTAACGGCTAAGATTGCTTTCACATTCTTTAAACCTGCAACAATTGCCGCAGCCGCAGCAACCGCACCTAAAACCGGACCGACAACAGGAATTCCCGCTAACGACTTAAATGCCGCAGTTGCTGACATATAAGTATCAATTGTCACCGCAGCAATTGCAGCCGCCTTACCGGCAACTGTATGTTCACCAATAGCCTTTGCAGCGTTCTTTAATGTAGCACTAATCTTTTGTGCATTTTCTGCGCGTGAAGCTGCTTCTTTTTTACCTATTTCAACCCTTGCGTCAGCTAATTCTTTTTCAGTTTTAGTATATGCAATACTATCAATTTTACCTTCTGCAAAAAGTTTTTTGTTTAAAGCTAATGCGTCATCAACACCTTGTTTTCTTGCAGCGTATGAAAGGTTTTCATTATTTACAATAGAATCTAAACGTGCTTGTTCTTTTTCGTCAGCTTCCTTTACATATTTTGCGTCTATTTCGCCAAGTTCCGCACCGTGTTTTTCTTTTAATGCAGCAATAAGAACTTTTTTCTGAATTTCTGTATAATCTGCATTCTCTAAAATCTTTTTTGTGTCAGCAATCAAAGCTTCTTCCAAAGCAGCAACTTCTTTTTCTTTTCCTTCTTTATATTTAGCAATTCTTGCTTCTGATAATGTTGTTTGCAATTCTTCTTCAAACTTTTTATCATTTTCAGCGCGCTTTTCTTTTACCTTATTGTCAATTTCTTTGACTTCTAATTGGTAAGCTTCTTCAGTTGCTTTTTTAAGTTCGTTCTTTGTTTTTACATCAATCTGCAAAGCGTCAATTTCAGCAATACGTGCATTCTTATTAATTTCAGCTTGCTTCTTTGCTTTGTCATCTTCTGAAGCAATTTCAGCCAATGCCTTTTCGTTTTGTAAATCCAAAAGCATTTTGTCAGCCGTCTTTTTATCTTCAATAGCTTGCTTATTTGCTTCGTCACGTTTCTTTTTAGCTTCTTCAGCTGCTTTTGCATTTGCGTCAGCCGTCTTTTTATTATAATCAGCCGTAAGAACTAATTGTTCAGTTTTTAAATCCCTGAATTGTTTATTTTCTTCTTCTGTTAATTTTCCTTTTGTTTTTAAACTATCACGTAAAATGGTTAATTCATTTTCAACCCTTTGTTTGCTTAAATCGTATATTTCTTTTTCAGAACCACCCTGTGCTTTTAAAACTTTAATTCTATTTTCAATATCTTCATTTGCACGTTTATTAGCAACTGATAATTTTTGCAAATTACGTTCTGCTTCACTTGTTACACCAATAAAGTCTGTAAATTGTGTAACTAAATCACCAACACCTTTTGCCAAAGCACCTAATGGACTTTTCTTTATCCAATCTGAAATTGCGTCAAAGTTATTTATTACTTCACCCAATAAAACAACCAATGCACCGATACCGGTTGCAACAATTGCACCTTTTAAAACTTTAAATCCTGTTGAAGTAGTTTCAACTGATATGCCAAAAGAACGTTGTACCGCCGCAGCCGTTTTTGTTGCAGCATTATTTATTTCTTGAAATGCAGTTGTACTTTTAATTACTGCACCTAATTGTCTGAATGAATCCACGCTTTCACCAACTGCCTGTAAACCTTGCGACAAAGCCATTGCAGCATTTACCTTTAATAAAGCTTTTTCAACGTCTTTATTTTCGTTTCCAAACAATGCCATTGCACCCTGAAGCGCACTAAATCCGCCGGCAACACCTGCTAAAGAAGAAGCAACCGCCTTAAATTTTGCGTCCGGGTTAAACGCGTCAGTTAACGCTTTTGCGTCACCAATTCTGTCTTTTAAATCAGCCGCACGTTTCGCCGCATTAACTGCTTCTTTTGAAGTTGCACCAAACTTGTCAGCCATTAAACCAACTTGCGCCTGTGCTTCTTTTAATTGTGTTCGTAAACTTTTAACCGAAATATCCGTTTCTATAAAAGCTTTGTCTAATTTCTGTACGTCTGCGGTCGCTTGCGCGGTATCTGCGGTGACTTTTATACCAATTACTTCTTCTGCCATTAATTTGTATTTATTACTTTAAGTAAATTAATCTGTGTTGTTCTATATGCCAAAGGGTCGTATGATTCAATTTTGTTAAGTCTAAATAATACGCCATTTATCCAAATATATTTGCTAAAATCTAAATTATATATGTCAATCGCATTTAAGTAAGCGCGGCACGTTAATAGTTTTGATTCCATATCCGTAATTTCTAAAATGTACGGCAAATGATATGTATTAAATAAATTATTCGTTGGATAGGTTGACGCAGGAAATTGCAATTCTTTTGGTGCGCCAAAATTTAAGTCAACAGTTGGGTTGGTTGGGTCGTCTAAATGTCCCGCATAACCGTAAGTTGTTAATGAAGCTAAATTAGAACCTGCACCATTGATTCCGCTTTTAATATGCCATTGATGCGCAATATTTAATTTTTTAGCCATTAAAATACGTAAAACAGAATCCATTGGGTCTTCCTGTGTATTATAATTAGATAACTTATAAATAGCTGAAAAATATTTGTCAGCGTGTCCGTGTGAAGTTGGTTGCGTTAATATAGTTGGCGCAAATATAATTTGAGAATACGCGGTGTCTTTTACAAAATCAAATTGTGAATCATATAAAAAATCACCGTATGATTGACCATATTTCTTTTTGTAGTTTTCATTATAATAATCAGAATCGTCAGAATATCTGTACGCATAATAACGCGCATTCAATTGGGACATTGGTTTAATTGACATTGTTGAACCCATATCAATTTTCTGCGACCAATCTAAAGAATTAGTCACGGCGTCAGAATAAAAATCAATGTACGGTGCAATATTTATTTGTTTGTCGTTTATGTTATCTTGATAAACATACATATTAAACATTTTAACAATACTTAAAAAGAAATCTTTTTGGAATATTCCTTTTGGTAAATTGTTATTTATTGAAACAGTACCATTATAAGCAACAGTTGCTAATTGAGCAGCTAATTGACTAAAATTAAAATTTGCGCTTGATATTGTTACAATATAAGTATTCGCAGTAACCGGAACGCTTATATTTATATAAACTGTATTTGTATTATCAATATTTCCTGTCCAATCAAAACTGAATGAATAAGGGTTATTTGCTGAAAAAGTTGGTTGCGTTAAAGTCTGAACTGCAACACCTGCAACGTATAAAGTAGCGGTAATTGAAGAAGCGGCGTCTGTTTGATATACCCCCGTTATGGAAGCTAACGCCCTAACTGTCTTTGTACTGTCAGTATAAGTAAATATACTTTTACTTCCATTTTCCGTAAAATTAAGTAAAGTCGTAGTATCAAAAGGTACATTTATATTTCTTGCGGTTGGTGTGTTACTGTTTAATATTGTTTTAGTTGCGTCAATAGTCGCTAAAATGAATCTGTCATTTGTACCTTGTATTCCCTGACTATTATTTGGAATAATAAGCTTTTTAAAAAAATCTGTATTAAAAAAGTCGCAATTCAAAGAATAAGTTGTGCCTTCAAATATTTTTTCAATATATTCCTTTGCGTATAATGCAGGTCTAAAAGCTGAAACGCTAAAATCGTCTTTATTACTTGATACATTCCCGTAATCAATTAATGGATAATAGTAACCTGAACCGTTTATTGTATTCCAACTGTTTTGTATTGAAGTAACGTTCCAAGTATGGTTATATTCGCTAAAATCCAAGTCTTCTAAGCGCTTGTTTCCTAATTCAGTAATAAAGCCACCTAATTCACCAAATACGGCGCATTGATATTCTGTTGTGCCGTTATTTGATACTATTTCAAGTATGCGCATAACTCCTTTGAATATCTGTATTTTATCAATAAATACTTCGCATTTAGCAGCTTGCGCAGGTGTAAAGTTTGCATTTACGTTAGGCAATTCCGCATTATATTCTGTTGAAGTTCCTAAATCAAAAGCAAACCCTAATATTTTATTGTTTCTTGACGTTGCAGGAATTGAAATTGTACGGCTAAACGAAGTATTGCGACTTCCGAAGTCGTTTACGTCGTCAATAGAATATGTAAAGTTTGTCCCAATATCTTGCAACAAATCAATCAATTGATTTTCAATATAAATTTCGGTTCTAATCATTATCTGTATTGACTGTTTAAATATTTACCAACTTCAACTTCCAAATCAAAATTAAATAATCTGTCAGCGACTTTGTATTTGTATTGATAGTTTGTATTGTTAATTGTCACAGGGAAAAATGCACCTTGCACTTCCATATAAATAATTGGTGACGCAACTAATTGAGCAAGCCAAGCATAATCTTGGTCATTAACCCAATCTGAAGTCAAAGAATAAAAATCAGTATGCTGAATTGCAAAGTTGAAAGTTGTTTCATTGTATTTGTTATACACGTCAATATTTGTCATTTCACTACCTGATAATTGATACGGATTGCGTCGGTATGAAGAACGTTCAAATTGACTTCTTCGCTTATTGACAAGTCTGAATGCCATTGTATCGTATCCGCCAAGTCTGTTAAGGAAGTGAAGGTTATACTGTCTGTACTTGGGGTTACATACCTGTCTGAATCGTAAAACCCTTGTTGTTGCTGCGCCAAGCGTAATATAAACATTGTACCCGTATGTGTTTTCTGTGATTATTGTTGAACCCGCCCAAGCATTGATTGCCGCAGCTTGGAAATTAAACAAATTAAATTGTCCGGTCATTGTAATTCCGCCACTAACCGCAGTTCCCAAAGTTCCGTTTTCATTTGTTGGCTGAACCCAAAGTTTATATGTGCCGCCTGTAATCTTTAAAAATGTAATAAAAAATTGGTCGCCGTATTCAATAGGAATATCCCCATTGTCGCGGTCTGATAACCAATCGTCCGTGTAATTCTCAATAAGTAAATTGTCATAATAATTGGACAATACTAAAGGTACGTCGCCATTTTCTGTAAATATATCACCGAATAAAGGTGCATAATAGTTATAAGCAGAATAAGAACCTGAAGCCAAGTTTGCAACTACTGCACCGCTTACTTCTTCGCCTATGCGCACTTGATAGTCAACTTTTATTTTATCATTTGAAGCCATTAAAACCGTTGTACCTGAAGGTTCAAAGTAATTGGTTACGTATGCGCGCACCATTGGGGACGCATTAAATACGCCATAACTACCTTCGCCACTTGGTGCAGGGAATACTTTATTTCTGCTTACCTGTGCGCCGTCAATATAAACGTCGTACACAAATTTAAAGTTTGTAACCCCAACGTTTGTTGAAGAAGCCACAAACCAAAGGTCGTCGTGCATACTTGGATATGTAGCCGGTACACTATTTACTGTTATTGCCATTGTTTGATTCTATTTTATTTCCTATTTGTCTAATTTGTATTTGAACGTCACCGCCAAAAGCAACTGCCATTGTTGCAAAGAAGTCTTTATTAAATACCGACTTAACTGCATTGTCAAAATAAGCCGTTGTTTTTAAACCGTCCCTTTTGATTGCCGCAGCCGTAGCGTAAGCCAAGTTTTTCAAAGAATCAGCTTTATTGACAACTTGTTTAAGCTTTTTGTTTTTTCTTTGTGTTTTACTTAACTTTTTTGTTTGTGTTTCTGAAGTCGTTTTTGCTTTGCCTAATCTGTACCATTGCAAAATTGACGTCGCCATTTTCTTATTTGGGTATGGTGTTTTATATTGATATGGCGTATCTGAAGCAACTTTTTTAGGTTTTGCATTTAAACCGCCAACACCACGAACCCCCTTGTTTATAAACTTATAATAAACTGAAGCCGGGTTATCTTTGTCATATCCCAAATACATTTCATAATCATTGCCAAATTTTACAATCTTTGGTGCAACTAAATCCCCAATCTTACCTGAAGCAATTGAACCGCTTTTATTCAGGTTCTTTTGCACTTGGTCATTAAACTGTTTACCGTAGAATATAAGCATTTGTTCAGCAATATTAAATTCAGTCGGGTCAATAAGGTTATATTGTTCGCCGATTGTTTTTAAAAAACCGTCCCTAATTGCTTTTGCCTGTGCTTTGGCTTCACTCATACAAATAAATAGCTATTTCAACTCTAAATACCGCCAATAGAAAAACCCCGCTAAATAACGGGGTCTTCTTCATTTACTCATAACATAAAACCAACTATCTTTGCCGCTTTGCTTCTTCGCGGTCGTATGCATTTTTTGACTTTAAATACGCCATTGTGTTCAAAAATTCCAAAGTCTTCATTTCAAAAGCTTCTGAAGTTCTAATATTTTCGTGTTCGGCAACAAGTTTGGCGGTATAATGCCACCCGTAGATTCGCATAAAAGCAACACCACCGAATCCGCTTGTTCTGTCGTCATTCCCGCTTTCATCATTTCCGCCTTCATATAGTCCCGCGAAACTTCTATCCAATTTCTGTAAACTTGATAAAAAAAAACCAACGAATGATAAACGTGTATAAAGTTAGCTTCTTGCATATCCGCAGCATAGTCTTCGTGCTTGCTTGCGTCGTATTTGTCGTCAACCCATTTGCCGAACCAAGTCTTCTTTTGCGGTATAACCATTGACGCAGCTATTTTGTGCAGGTTTCCCAATGTGTCTTTGCTGAATACCTTGCTTTCAATGTAACGTGCCGCCGGCATATTCTTAATATCGTAATTCATTCGGTAACGTCTGCCATTGACAACAATAAAGTCAACCGGTTTACCTTCAATTGGTTCGTCTAAAAATGCCAAGTCTTGGCGCATTTCTTTTAATGTTTCAATGCTTAAACTGTCAATCTGATATTCAGTCAGTCCGCTAATTACCGCCAATTGTTTTACTTCTTTGTCTAATTCTGTCCAATCCTTTTCAGGGTTGGTAATTATAGGCATTAATTGTTGGTACTGCCAAAGGGTTAAATTATTCCATTTCATAGCACGAAGTTAGTAAAAGATTATCAATATCGTCGTCAGTTTCGCACATTTCGTCAATTTTATTTAAAACGTCTGCGCAGCTAAACGGCTGACCTGTTTTGCATTGTTGCTCAACCCATTCGCGAAGTTCAATTAATTCCTTCATAGATTATTTGTTTATAAGTTTGTAAAATATAAGTTTAGCACATTCCCAACATATTATTGATAAAACTATTATCATAAAAATTTATTTAACCCGTTAGCGCTTGACATAATCGCTTCAGCGCGTTGCGTTAAGCTTTCAATTTGGCTTTTAATTTCTTCTTTGTCATTGCTGCAATAATAACCGTTTGACGTCGCTATTAACGGCAATATGCCTTCTGCCCTTATAAAGTTAACTATTTTTCGCAACCTGACTTCAGAAAAGTTTAGTTTTAAACCCAATGTTTCACGTTTGCCATTGATTGACTGTACAATTTCAGGCGCTTTAATTGGGTTGTCTTTTGTCTTGGTGCTAAATCCTTTTATCAGAATTGGCACTAACTTCTTTTCTTCGTCGGTCATTTCCCTTGTAAGGTATTCAAAATTTGTTATCATAAAGTATTATTGGTTAATATCTGCCAATGCTAATATACGCATTTTTAATTGTTTAACTTCTAATTCTTTAATTCCTAAACTTATTTCAAGTTGTTTAATCTTTTCAATTAAACCTTCAATTTCCAATTCCATTAAAGTCGTCTGTTTTAGTTCGTAGTAATTAGGCATTTTGGTCAATTTTAGTTTGGTCAATTTGGTTTTCTGTCTGTTCGTCCTGTGCAACTTCTTCTTCGTCGTCGTCTTCAAAGTCGCAATGCTCTAAGCAATCCGGACAAATGTCCATTTCAGTAAAGTTTGTATGTGCGCCGCAGCAAGTTGAATATGGCATATTATAGGTTTTCAATTAAAGCGGTTAACAATAAAGCGCCGGCAATGATAGCAAAGAACCAACCCATACCCAAAGAATCTTTGGCGTATTGCTTTTGACGGGCAGCTAATAATTCCAAATGTTTTTCCTGTGGTGTTTTTAATTTGTTTGGCATAGTTGTAAGTTTTAAAATGTGCGTTGGACAGTCGCACCCCTGCGGGGGATAGTAATTAAATTTTAAAATCTTTGTATGTTTTAGAAAGTTGTTCTGTTTTGATAAATTTTGGTTTACTCTTTGAACCCTTTATTTGACAAAGTGTTTTATCGCCTTCGGTTTGCAATGCGATATATACCATACCTTGCCAATAATAAGAATTGATTCTAAAAAATTCGTTTGGTTCTAATTGTGTTTTCATTGTTATTTGCTTTTGTTATACAAATATAGTATCAGTTATATACACCTTCCAAACATATTGCCAACTATTTTTCAACTTTGTGATGAACGGTAAATAATAAGGATAAACGGTTTATCAATCATAAATGAGCCGATTATGAATCATTTACGCCTCAAAGTTGCCTAATAAAGCAACTTTTGTGATTGATTAAGCAAAGGCGTAACGCCCTGAACCGCGCTTAACATTGTGATTCTGCCAAGCCAATGCCAATGAAACAACGCAATCGTCGTGGAATCCGGACGGCGCTGAATACCTTACACCGTTTGCGGTAAACTGATATTCAAACACGTCTAATTCGTCCACAATAACCCCTTCAGGAAATCCAATTTTAGCTTGTTGAATGGCTGAAGCTAAACCTTCCATTAATTGTTGTTTGCTTTGACTTGTAAACTTTAAACCTTCAATGTTTACACCTTCACGCAATAAGTCTTCAAGTATTGGGTCACCAACACCCGTTGAATCCACGATTATAGGCGCAGGCGGCAATCTTTTTATGGTTTCCTTAGTGTTATGCCAATCCAATTGGAAGCGGTCAAAATAAGCCACGTTGCCGCTTTTATCTAAGCCGATAATAACAGTAAAGTCAACAGACTTTGCAAGGTCAATACCGTAACAAACAATTGTCTGTGCTGATAATGGTTTTATGCAACGTCTTATAAATGCGTTTCCAAAAGGGTTGGCGCTATTTTCTGCGGGGTCTGCTAAGTATTCCTGATTAAATACGACTTCAGGTAATTGTATTCGGGCGTCGTCTATTTCGCGGGGGTTTATGTGCGGGTTGTCGTAGGTGCTAAATTTAAAGCTTTGCCAATCATTTTCGCCCTGCTTCATAAATAGGGAATAAAAAAAGTTTTTGCCACGTGGTGTTGAAAGGAAAACCGCACGCCCTTCATAATCGGTCAGCGTTGGGCGTATGCTATTTGACCAACCGTCTTCAAGGTCTGAAATAAAAGCAGCTTCGTCAATAATAACCAAATGGAATTTACGACCGCGCAAGTTGTCCAACCTTTCACCTGTAAAGAATTCAATTGAACCTTCGTTTGGACAATAGATTTTAAGCTTTGATATATTGTTTTTAAATGGCAATGTCTTTGTCAGGCGTTCAAAGAATACTTGCGCCAATCCGTATGTCGGTGTGACGTATGCAACTGACCCGCCTTTTAAAGCTTCTGTGATTCCAAGTATCTGTGAAAGTTCTGACTTACCAAAACGACGTCCGCACATAACGACAATAAAACGTTTATTGGAATCCAATATTTGCCTTTGGTTAATATGTGGTGTTGGAAGTTCTATGCGCATAATGTAAAGATATGCACTTTGTAATCTATTTACAAAATGGTTTTGCCGTCAACAAATACAACTTCAATTCGTGAATCCTGTTGAACGTCAACCTGTTCTTTTGGTTTACCGTAAACACGGGACAATAAGGTGTCCATTGAATAAAGACTTCCGTTATTCATTGACTTAGTGATTGCCTTTGCAACAGTCATTTCAAGCACAGTTGCGTCCGGGTTCTTTGTCACCGCTTCCAATTCCTTTGGGGTCATTGACATTAACGCCTGTATTGAATCGTTTATTTCGTTTAATTTGTAGCCTTGTTCTTTTAACAGACTAACGTATTTTCTTGGTCGCCCTTCTAAGTTGCGTCTTGAATCTTCGCCCGCTTTGAATGGTTTTAAACCTGATATATTTTTTGCCATAATTACACAGTTTGAACACAGTTTAACGTCCCTGACCTTTATAAGCTTTTGGTCTTGGACTGTGTTTGTTGAAACTCTTTTTAGCGTGTCCGCGCTTTCTTTTACCGAATGATACTTTGCGACTGTCTTGTTTAACCTTTGCCATTTAATAAGTTATTATGAATTTCCTTTAAATATTGATAATGTGTCTTTGTGTCGCCCATAACAACGTGACAATATCTGCATAAAGCTTGTAAATTGTCAATTGTATCTTCTTTTTTAGTTCCCCCCATTCCCCGTGCGTCTATGTGGTGAATGTCAACTGCTCTTTGTCCGCATACTTCGCAGGGAATAAAGTCTTCTAAACCGTAGCCAAAATAATCAAGATAAATTTTAGTGTGTTTCTTCATCTATTTGTTTAAGCTTCTTTTGCGCCCATTCAACACCTTCGTTGCCACCCCAAGCCAACCACATTAAAGCGCCACAATCTGTTTTTGGGTCACCCTTTGAATTTTCCCTATGCCTTTCAAAAGACGACATTCTTGCAATTGTGTCCCTTGTAATATTTTCGCCCTTTGCTAATTGGTTAGCGCGCGCCCAACCAACAGGCGTTCCGCAATTACGGTCGTATTGGTTTCGTATGTTTATTGCTCTTTGTGCGTTTACCCTTGCTGCCTGTGGATAGTCGTTATAACTGTCAACCATTGAAACACGTATTGCCGCCCATACGCTTTGCGCTTTTTCTTCTGTTTGGTATATACAAGAACCGTTGCCAATTCTATATTTCCCGTTTGAACATTTAATTACCGGCATTGCCTATTAGTTTTTTATAAATAGCGAATCGGTGTTTATTTACTTCGTGTAAATTGAAGTTCTTATTGCAATACTCGTATAAAGCGTTTCCGTAGCTTTTACGGGCGTCAGGGTCTTTGGTTAATAGTTTTATCCAATAGTACCAATCCTTTTGGCTATTGACGTGACAGGCGGGATAAAATCCTTTGTACGGGTGTACGTTACTGACAATGGCGGGGTTTTTCTTTGCTGCGGTTTCAAGTACCTTTAAATTAGACTTCATTGAATTAAACTTTGAATCAATTAATGGTATTAATGAAATATCTGAATCCGCATAGGTTGCCATATATTCGGTAACCTGATTAAAATTGTAAATAGTTGGGTTTAGTTTCAATCCGTTTGTAAATGCACAAATCATTCCGTCCCAAATTGGCTTTTCGCCTTCATTAAATCCGGCAATAACTGTACGTACAGGAAAATTAATACGCTTCATTGGGTTACGTAATATTTCCAAGTCTTTGCCGTGCGTTCCCGAACCTGACCAAAATAACCTTACAAGGTCAGAATCTTTTTTAAAATCCTTAAACTGTTCTTCGCCGTATGGAATAGCATTTGGCACAATTTCAATATTTGTATTGTATGGCTTTACTTCTTCAGCTAATCGTTCGTGTGTAACTGTGCAAAGGTCGGCAATACGAATCCAATCTATAATTTGCTGACTAATATTATTTAAAACATATCGTTCGTGTAAAATGTGCGAAGGGTCTAAATACCAATAATCGTCATTGTCAACAACTAATTTAAAACCGTACTTTGTACGCCAAGCGTCCATTTGTTCAGGTGTTATATTAGCCAACATTCTATTCATAACAACAATATCGTAATTGCCTTCAAATGTTTCTTCGCTTAATGTATCGGTCATTAAACAATAATCTTTTTGCATATTGACTATTGGCATAATGATTCTGTGATAGCCAACGCCGCTATTGCTGCTTGTTATAGCTAATATTCTCATAAACTTATATAGTAATTTTTTGTACCTGATTGATAATCAGCAACATTCTGCGTATGTAATTGCCAAGTCTTTTGAACTAAATCTGCTTTATTATAACCGTAAGCTTCCAAACCGTTTTGGTGAAAGTGTTTACATTGTACAGAATTAATATATTTAGTATGGAATCCCGAAACCCGAACACGTGTACAATAATCAAGGTCAATTGCACCGTAAGGGTCTAATTCTTGATTAAATGCGCCAACTTTTAATATTACTTCTTTTCTTACTGTGAAATTGGCAATTAAATCTGAAGAATCGGTGTGACTTCCCTCTAATGGAATTGAGCAAATACCAATTGTTTTATCTTGCATAAAATCATTTCTAATTTGCAACCAATTGTCAGGTTCTATAATATCATTACCCATTATAGTAACATAGTCAATATAGTCATAGTTAAAATGCCTTAACCCTTTGTTAATTGCATACGCTATCCCTGTTTCATCTACAATGCTTATAAAGTCTATATGCTTACCTGCATTTTTAATGTTATCAAACAAATTATTGATGTTTCTATTTTGATAGTTTAAATAAATTATTGCGTTCATCTTGTTATATTTTAGCTATGAATTAGATAATCAATCAAGATTATTATAGTCATAGGTTTTGTTTTGTGGTTTATCAATAATTAAACTATATCCATTTTCTTTCATTATTTCATTTATTTTATTCCACCCTATTGTTAGCTTATGTGTACCAATGTACCCTTCCCAATTATTACCATTATCTGTCAATGGTGCTTCAAAATGAATGTATTTAACCCCTTTGCAATATTTAGCTAACTGTTCAAAATGGTCATTGCTTAAATGTTCAATAAAATGTGTTGCTACAATAAAATCGGCTTTTATTGTTCTTTTATCTGTAAACCAATCAAATTTTGTAGGCATAATATAATTAACTTCTTTGCATTTAGTTAAACGGATTGCAGCTTCGCAAATTTCTATACCATACCAAGCTGATATATTAAAGTCTTGCATTGCTTGTTTAGCTAAATCGCCTTTCCAAATACCGAACTCTAATACTATTGGTTTATTACATAGCAATAACGCTTCCTTTACGTTATCATAGTTGTAATGTTTTTGCTCAGGATAACGAGCTTCTATTTCATTATGATAAGCTTTTTGCTCATCAGTTGTCATTGTGTCGTAGCGTTCGCGCCACTTGTCAAATTCGTTCATTGTTTTTTATTTTATATTTGGTGAAAGATATTTTGCAGGCACGCCCACGTATTTACTAAATTCTTTTGAAGTACCTTTAAAAAAAGCACTTGCGCCAATCATACAACCCTGTTCAATAATACTGAACTGATGTAATACTGCATTCATTCCTAAGTTTGAATATTGTTTAACAATACAATGTCCCCCAATTTTAACGCCGGCACATATTGTTACATTGTTCATTATATGACAATCGTGAGCAATATAAGCGTGTTTCATAATAAAACAACCGTCTTCAATAATGGTTGGCATTTCAGTTCCGGCGTCAATTGTAACCAATCCGGTAATAATGTTATTGTTGCCAATTATAACTTGACCCCTTTTTATTTGTCCTTTCTGTATGATTTTTAAAGTTCCGTAATCTTTTGTTTGTTCTTCATATTGCCAAAACTTTTTATGTTCTGCGGGGTCACCAATAATACAAAAAGCGCCAATGTAGTTGTTGTCGCCTAAAATAACGTTGTCGCCAATTATGGCGGTTGGGTGTATAAAATTAGCCATTTGCTTTGGGTTTACGTCCTCTTTTTTTTATTTCTTTTTCAATTGCATTTACAACTGTTTCAAATTGTTCACGTATTGGTTTAGGTTCAACTTGTTTAGGTTGTGCAATATACCAATTGTATAAACGCATAATCATATCAAACTTACAAGCGCCGCACCAAACAGACAATAAAAAATTAGGGTCTAAATATAAACGGTAAATGTGTTCGTACATTTGAAGTTCGGGTAAATCCAAATTTCGGATATATCCATTTTGCGCGCTTTCATAATTGTTAATATTAGCGTCTAAAAAGTCGCGGTGTTCTTGTTTTATTTCCATAAATTCCATATTAATTTTGAAACAACAGGTGCTAAAAATCCGGCAATAAATAAGCACGAAGTAATATTTTGTATTAATTCAGGTGCGAAATAGTGTATTGGTGCAAGCCACGCAGCCAAGCAACTTCCGCAATTAAATGGCTTGAAATTCGCTTTCCATTTATAGGGAAGGTTATGTATATCGTTAATAAATAGTGATGCACAGACTGCGGTTAAAATTGATAAAATCATTTGCGTATGTTTTGTTTCATTTGTTTTTTGGTTTTATTTATAGTTCTGACAATTGACATATATGGAATGCCTGTTTTTCTGCTTAGTTCTTTTGCATTCTTTTTAAAATCAATTGCATATAGTTTTAATATTTCTTTATTGTACCAATGTAAACCTTCCAAATTCTTTTCCAATTTATCAATCAAATCGGTTGGTTCGTCATTTATACGTTTTATTTCCCTGTTCAAATCAGACGCAACAAATTCAATGTGGTTGCGGTAATTTTTATAAAATGTACTTCTGTCGCTTTTAATCATATTTAACATTGTTCGCACAATATAAAATCTTAATTCGTTTCGTTCGTACAGTCCAATTAACTTCTGTTCGTCCATTTCACAAAGAACTAAAAAAACTTCTGCCTTCAGGTCATACCGCAATTCTTCAGGTTGCATTTTGCCAAATGCTTCGTTGACTTCTTTTAAGTCCCAAAATTCAGCTAAAATTTTATTTTTGACCATTCAATTAAAGCAGGTTTGTTTTCTACTTCAGTACAAATATAGACAATCCCGCCACATTCAAAAATATCTTTTAATCGTTCCCTTTGTTCTTTGCTTAGTTTGTCGCCAATCTTTTTAACTTCAACCGCTACATAAACACCTTTTTCAGTATAACCTTGCAAGTCCGCCCAACCTTTTTGGATAGTACCTTTTCGTTTTCCAAATGGTATATTGTTAACCCTATTTAAACGCCAACCAATTAATTCAAGGTTTGTCTTTGCCCATTTTGTAAGGTCGTTTGCGGATAAGTCCATTTAAAATGCTTTTATTGTACCTTCTTTAATTTTGTTTTTATATTGGTCATTTTTAACTTTGCTGCATATTTTACAATAACCATAATATCCGTCAGCATTTCGTCTGTCCTTCCTGAATTTGTCCCAATCCAAGTTCAATTTGCACCTGTTGCACTTTTTCATAAAATTGTTTTGTAAATAATAATCTATTTTCTTTTGTTTTGACTTCAGGATAATTGGCATAAAAGTCAATAAAATTGTCTGTATAACAATATTTTAAAGTTCCGTAGTGCGTATATTTAATTTGATAAATTTTCAAAATATTTAACTAATGCTAATTTTTTACATTGTGATTCAATAAAGTCTTCATTTTTAACCCTTTTTGTAAACTCTTTGGCTTCTAATGGATTCAAACGGTTAAGTCTGTATAAATTGTCTTCACGTACAACCTTAATTGTTTCCAATATCTGTTCGGGTGTAAATTTTAATTTACCCTGTCTTAAAAGGATTGAAAATACTTTGTCAGCATTAAAAACACGATTAAAGTCTTGACGCTTACCTGTGAGCCAATCGTTTTTTGTAAATTCAACAATTTCTTCGTCTGTTAATTGTTTCACAGGTGTTTCAGGTGGCGGCGGTAAATTCTTGCGTATTTCGTTTGCTTTGGCTTTGTAGGCGTTCATTATTTGGGATATATACTTTGGTGAAAACTTTTCGTAGTGATCTGTATTGCATTCAAAACGACCCTGAACCGCCATTTTAAAAGCTATTCGCATTTCCTGCACCGTAAAATACGGATATGTTGTACGAATATAGTCTTCAATAACTTCCAATTCCATTTTGTCCGGCAAACGGGTCAAGCCTATTAATGTAAAAATATAGGCTAAATTTTCCCTTATAATTACAGGTGAACACAAGTTTAATTTGTCGCCTTTAAAAGCTTCAACAATTGGCAGGTCTTCGTTAGCTATTAACCCAATTTTGTAAGTCTTGCATTCTTTTGCGACTTGAAGCGGTTGGGTCAGTATTTTTTGTATTTCCATATTTTAATTTGTTTTGAAGCCAAGTATTAACCCGGCGTTTTACGTCAAAAAATTTTTCTGCTTGGTAACGCAATTTACCACTTTTTGAAGATTCGCACCAATAATCAATAAATTCTTGGTATGATTCCCCTAATAAACCCTTAAAAGGTTCAATTTTATCTAAAAACAAAGTTTTATTATCAATTTGTTCTTTTTCTTGTTCTTCTTCTTCTTCTTGTTCTTCTTCTTCTTCTTCTTGCGTATGTGTATCCATACTGTATGCATACTGTATCAATACTGTATCTTTTACTTTCAAAAGTTCTTTGTTTATGCAGGATTTTACCTTTGGCGAAGTTGAATCATTGTATTTCGCCCAATTTTTCATTGCAATTTCTTTTGTAGCCAAAGAATACTTAATTTTTCCGCATTTTGTAAAGAATTCAATCAGCTTTTTAATTGTGTCTTCATTGTACCCGGTATCATAACACATTTGTTTTATTGTAATTTCATAAATGCCGCATTGCGTTGTCCGGTCATTTGTCATTAAATACAAATAAAAAAACTTCTGTTCAGGTGTCAGACTTTCAATGAATTCGTCCTTCCAAAAGCTGACGTGGATTTTTCTAAATATTGCCATAATAAAAAAAGGGTCGCAGGCAAACAGGCAATGCAACTACCTGTAAAACCCTTGACCCAATATATTTGATACTGCGTTGTTGCATAACGCATTTACTTATTTCCTTACAAAGTTATTAAAACTTTCAATATCTTCTTCAATTTGGTCAATTTTTTCTTTGTACCAATCTTCTGTGTCAATTAAATCTGAAGCAGTTTGAATATTGTAAATAACTGTTGTATGGTCACCGACCCCAATTAAAGGCGCAATTTCGTTCAAAGACAATTGTGTATATTTCCTTAAAATATATGCACTTGCTTTACGCGCAAAGATTGTACCCTGTTTCCTATTCTTAGCCAAAACGTCTGCTTCAAATACGTCCTGTACTAATTCAATCAATCTGTGCGGTTTAATGTCTGTTGCGCCTTTACTAACTGCAAAATCTTCTGTTATAACTTTCGCACTTACTAACGTTTTATGTATCATTTTTAAGCTTGATAAACTGTTTTTATAACATTGCACCAATTCGTTTTTAAGTTCTTCATTCATAATTAAAATAAATCGTCTTCTGACAATGGTTTAAAATCCGGTTTTGACTGTGGTTTTGTATCTGTTGGTGCAACGTAATTGTCTTCATATATTTTGAAGTCAGGTTGCGCAGGTTTGTCTTTATAACCATTTACCCACATATTATAACGTTGACCGTTTATTGTGAAATTAATTACTTCGCCCTTTGGTGTTGTACGTTTCCAAGCACCGATTGATTCTTTTTTTACTTCTGACATTTTATATTTGGTTTGTGGATTCTTCTGAATCCTGATTAAAAAATACTGCTTTAAATTCACATTCCTTTTCCCATTTTGCAAGGTATGCGCTTAATTCTTTATAAGCTTCGGGTGAATACCAACAATAATGGTAAACTTTTGCTAATAACATTTGACGTTCCATTGGAAGCAAATTTTGCATTCCATTTTCGTAATCTTGATAGGTTTCTTGATTCATTTTTTAAAGGTTTATTTTGGCTTTTTCCCAACTAAGAATTGAACGAATTGCGTCTATTTGATGAACTGAAGAAGCGTTTATTCTGTCAAATGCGTTCTTCAATCTTGACCATTCACGCGCCTTGCTTTTTATCCACATATTGACAGTTGACGTTGCAAGTTTGCCGTCCATTATTTCACCGATTTTGTCGCCAATTTCGCCGTCAATTACGCATTCAATTTTATATTCTGCGGCGGTTCTGTATTCACCTGATTGTGTCATTGCAATATTTAAAGTATCTAAACGTTTAATTAATGAATCGTGATAATCAGGCGTGTCGTTTTTAGGCAATGGCTTCTGTAAAAAGTCCAACATTCGTTCCGCTTTGCTCGTTAATTCTTCAATGGTATATTCGCGCATTATTTTGTTTTTGTTGTTTTCTTAATGTCTGTTTGATTATAATTCATACCCATTGCAATACGGTCTTTGTCGTGTATTTGGTTTGATTGCAGGTTTAATAAAGCTTTGTCGTATGATTCGTTTGTTGTTAATGCTTCAATACGAATAGCCAATTTTTCTTTTGCCTGTTCGTCGTATGTCGTGGATTCCAACAAAGTTAACAAATATAAACGTTTGTCATTTCCGACTTCGTCTTTGTGTTCGTTTGTTGCGTCTGCGTCTTTGGTATCGTCAATTGCAAACAGTCCGTTTAGAGCATATTTGCGGGCATACGAAGAAGCTGACCCGGTTATTTGTGCGGCGTCCATTCCTTTTTTTACTTCTTCTTCACGCGCCCAACCGTGCGCAGTAAATTGAAAGTCAATATTGTCTTGGTCAAATATTGCCGCCGTCGCTTTTACATAAACACGGTCAGCGACCTGCACAATTTCGTCGGTTATAATTAACGCGCAACCGTTTTTGTGCAGTATTGGTTTTACCGCTTCAATAATATCTTCGGCGCTGCGGTAACGGTAATTGCCGAATTTGTTTAATTGTCCTTTGGGCGCTTTTAATTCCGCCTGAATTTTTACTAATTTCATAGGTTTGTTTTTGGTTTATAAATTTAATACATATCTCCGTATTCTTCAAATTTTTCTGACCAAGTTGATATTGGCACAAAAGGTTCTTTTGGAAAATTGCTTTTTGGCTGAACTAATAAATGCGGAAAATACTTTGCTTTAAATTCCTTTAAATCTTGACGTGCATTTTTTACCATTTCCAATCTTTTACGTGCATTTGACGCGGTGCTAATATCAAAAAGCCATTCGCAGTAACTAACATTATTACGAAGTTTATCTAATTCGTGTAAATGATTCATTATAAATTTATTTGATGTTTAATAAATACGTTTTCAATTTCTTCTAATGCTTCGTGCGCAAGGCTTTCAATACGTTCAATGTCATTTTCTTTGACATACTTTAAAATTAAATTTAAAGTTCCACGACTGAACCCCAAAGCACCTGCATAATCTGCGGCGCGGTTTGTGTTTCTTAAATACAATTCGCCAATTGTTTCGTTTGTTATAGTCATAAAAATTGTGCGTTACAGTCGCACCCCTGATTTTTTTTAGTTTAAAAATAGATAAATTTGATATTTGTAGCCAATTGCTATTTTATCAAATTCTAATTTGGCTAACTTTTCAGCTTCATCTTCTGAAATTTTAAATTGGTTCATTAAGAATAAAAGCTTTTCAAGAAACGGTTGTTGATTCCAAATTTTTTTAGTTTCTTTGAAACCTGTTGTTGTCTTTTTCATTTGTGTTGGTTTTAAATGAATGAATAAATAAAGAACTATTATACAACAAATATACAGGTTATACACATACCAACCAAATAAATAGTGACGAACGGTCAAATAAAATGATGAACGGTAATTGCTAAATAATTTAGTTACTAAAAATTTTAGTCTTCTTCGCCTAAATCAAATATTTCGGCGTGCATTTCGCCAATAACTTCGGCAATAATGTCTAATGATTGTCTTCTAATACGACGTATTTTGTTTGCTTCTATTTTTGAAAGCAACGTCAAATCAATATCTTCAACTGTGCTATAAGCATAATACGCGCAGCTAATTAAATCGCCACGCGTAGTTGTTTCCGCTTCTTCCCATTCAATCGCTTCTTCAGAAACTTCGGGTTCAGTATGTGGTTTTTGTTCTTCCATTATAAACCTTTTAAAAGAATTTCGTCCGGACGTTCAATTTCACTAAAATTCAGTCTATTTCCCCCGCGAATCTTTGCCAAATTTCTTTTTAAGTCGCTTTCAATATCGTATAATTCCTGAAGCTTTTTAATAAAAAATTCTTCTTGTTGTTGAAGCGTCCATTTATTAAAACCTTTTGGCATTTTCATTGTTTTTAATATTTATAAGTTTTTTTAAGTATATGCTTAAATCCAAAGCTTCTTCATAGGCGTTTTGCAACCAATCCAATTCTGTCAAATCCGTCCTATCCATTGTTTGACCGTATTCTTTTATTCCTTTGTCTTCACGCGCCAATAAATCGTCAATAATAGTATATAGTATTTTGCTCATTTATTTGTCTGTTTTAGAATGAAATTTATTACAAGTTTTGCACTTGTATTGAATTCGGGTCAATCCTGTTGCCGTCACGACTTTATTATTTTTAATCAAATCGTCTGACCCACATTCCGGACACGTTCCCCTGTCTTCGCCAAATATAACGCCATAATGCGTTTTTGGTTCAATATGATTGTTTAACAATTTAAAAACTTTTTCAAGCAAAACAACGTCTTTTTTGCAATATTTTATCATTGCTTCCATTGCAACTTTGTCTTTACGCAAAAGTATATCCTTCCAAAGACTGTATTCTGTTTTAATTTTCTGACCTAAACCTAAAAAATCAGCTATGTAATTCAACCTGTTAGAATTAAATCTAAACTTTTGACGGGCAACTTTTAACGTATCAATGGTTGTATATTTAGGAAACATTGATATACCGTGAAACAAACACCTTGTTCGTATCCAAGCCAAGTCAAATTTGTCCCCATTGTGACCGACCATTTCGTTAGACATATTTGCAACCTCAATAAACTGTTCAAGCATACGTTTGTCATTCTGCTTTGCGTCCCAATTAAGCGCATAAACTTCTTTTTCGTCTTCCCACTTATAACAGATACAGATAATCGCACGTTCTTGTATTATATTTGAATAATCAATGTTCTTTTTATAGCCTGCTTCCCAAAATAGACCAATGTTCGGTGAAGTTTCAATGTCAAAAAATAGTCTGCGGCGTTTTGTTTTTAGGTTTGTGTTTGTCATATTTGGTTTAAATTAGTACGAATCCGTTTTTGTCAACTTTATTTTGTGAATGCAATAATTGCAGTTCTTTTATTGATTTTCCGAATGTTTTTTGAAAGTGTGGCAAATCTAAAAACTTCCAATCGCCACCCCATTCATAACCGTACCTTTTAAAAATATTGACAATTTCAATCCAATCTGATTTTCCGTCTTTGTCAAAATCTGTTTTGGTGTCCCAACTTGCAGTTTCAAAAGTACCGTTTTTATCTTTATCCAACAATAAAACAATATCTATTGCCAAACCGTAGTTATGATATGATTGACCGCCTTTTGCATTTGTTACAATTGCGCCCGGCTTTGAACGACCTTGCGCATACAATCCGTCCTGTTCTGCGAATGTTCTTAATGTGTAAGCAAAACGACACGCTGCAAATCCTGTAAGCGCAGCAATAATTTCGTCGTACATTTCAATTGCTTCGTCCCTTAATTTAGGGTGAAGTAATTTAATACGTTCAAGCGTTTTTTCGTCCTTCATTCTTAGTCCTTTTTAAATATTTTTTCAGCCATTGTATAACCAAAAGCTGCACCTGCCAAAGCACCAACGGTGTAAACCAATGCTTCTGTCGGTGTATGTATCAATTTAGCACAAAGGGAAATAGTACACAAAAAACCGCAAAGTCTTTTCATACTAAAACGGTTGTTATCTTCTGTAAAGAATTGACGCATATTAGAATTTTAAATAATATCCCAAAGAATAACCGTTAGTTGTTGCATTTGCCGTTATAACGCCTTTTTTAGCCGTTTTAATTGCTATCCCAACACCAACACCAAGTTGTCTGTTATCCTGTCTTAAATCGCCTAAAAAGCCGAAATAAATGGCAGTTCTGTCTTTTGGTTGTATTGTCTTTGTAACATATATAGTTTTTTGAGCAATATTTAACCCAACTGAACGTCCGGTAATCTTATTTTGGCTTATTGTGTCCTGAATATATACGACACTATTCGTATCAAAACGAATCGTATCTGAATACGCATATTTGCGGCTATAATCGGTTAATATACGAATTGTATCGTGTACAGGAATCTGTACGGAATCCGTCTTAATGATATATGAATGTATATCTTTTCCCTTTTTAAATTGGGTAAAAGTTTTCTGTTGGTAAACTGTATCGTGTACAATTGTCACAGAACCGCCATTGTATGAAGGGTCTGAAAATAAAAATAAAGCAACCACAACCAATAAAATTGCAATCACAATATTTTTAATCATTTTTGACTTTTTTAGTTGCGTTGTAATAATAGCGAATTGCCATTATTCCCGAAATTATAGCAATCAAACCGGCAAATAAAGTAACTACGGGTTGAATTGTTGAAATACTTACAATAGCGCTTAAAACGCTTATTCCTGTTCCTATGTCGGCTTGATTGCTATGCGGTGTCATTTAGTCTTTTTTTTCTTCTTTTGGCGCTTGTTCGTCTTGAATTTGCTTAAACCATTGTAATAAAGGCACGCCATATTTTGTTGGAAGTTCCTGACAAAATTGGTTTAGTTCTGTTAATTGTTGTTCGTTCAAAGTAATCATAGTGTTTATTTTAAAATTAATAATATTATCAAAATTAGTATTTTTATCAATGCCGAAGTATATTCAGGTTTTATTTTTATAAGTTCCGCAACCTTGCGAATGAATTTATCTGTGTCAGCCGTTACCCCTACATAAAACGCAGGTCTTTTTAAAACAATAACATTGCAAAGAATATCAAAGCCAAACCAAAAACAAGTCGCAAAAGCTAACATTGTCTTAAATCCAAAAGCTAAAAATAATACTGCGTAAACTGATATATGGTTTATTCCCTTCCAAAAATGCCACTTTTTGTTTTGTTCGTATGCTTCCTGCGGTTGTGTTGCATAAAGGTCGCGTTCTTTAAATTGGAATTTTTGATATAAAACCCAACTAATTAAGTGAACTAAAAATACTATTGATAAAAATATTGTCATATTATTTAATTAACCATTCTTCAACTGAATCTGATATGTCTTTCATTTTTACCCAATTTGGCATTGTTTCTTGTCCCTTTCTTATTCTCAATTTACCCATTAAACCAACAATACTCCATTCAGGTCTTTTATCTCTTGGGATATACTCAATATCTTCATTATAATTTGAACTTAAAGTTCTATCTCCATTTTCATCTAAAATATAAGAACCAAAATCATCTCTTAAATATTTACCACTCCATTTATTCCAAGCTGCGTCACCAACTATTGAAGGATTGCCTGAAATTACACCAATTATATTTTCGCCTTTTTCTGCAATTTTTATTTTATTTTCTATTAAAGAAACAGAATAACCCCTTCTATCTTCATTATTTGCATTTCCGTCAAACCATTCAAAATATTCAGCATAGTCAGCGCCGCCACCTGTCCAACTTCCGTCACACTTTCCGTTTCCGTCACCATATAATTTGAACTCTAAATCCCCAAAATTACCTGAAGCAGCTGCTAAAAATCCATAAGCTGAATTTGCTGCACGAACAATATTTGCATAAAATGTTTCACTTACGAAATCATTGCTTTGTGCGTGTGATAATATTACCGGACTATTAGATAAAGATTGAGAAAATTGATGTGAATTTGGTATTGTTGCAGAATAAGTACCATTATTACTATATTTAGAATAACCTGTTTCTGTTATTCTTGCTCTTTCAATAGGATTAGAAGCATTTGTTATACCATTTGTTAAAAATCTAATAATACTACCGCCATAAGTTCCGTCAGGTGACCCTTTTGCAGCAATATCCATATAACGTGTATATCCTTCCGCTGCTGAAGCCCAATACCACCAATTAGTTGATGCTTGGTCAACTGTTGAATAAGTTGGAAAACTTGTTATACCTGCCGGCGAAGCAATTGAAAGTTTTGCAAATGGTGATGCAGTACCAATTCCTACATTACCTCCACTTGGATTTAAAATAAGCGGAAGAACTGCAGAGTTTGCTTTGTTGCCTGATTGTATCCAAGTAGCGGCATTTTGAACGACACCCATATCAAGGGCGATATTACTTGCAGAATCTTGAACCCTGAATATTCCGACAGTTTGTGTTCCTGATGTGTTAGGCAATCCATATAATCCTTGTGCTGATAGATTTAGACCGGGCGAACTTGTACCAATTCCCAATCTATTATTAGTGTCATCAAAAAATAAGTTTGAATTGTCTTGCGCAATTAATGTACCATTGCTAAATAATATTGAACCTGAAGTAAAAGAAGTTGCACCTGTACCACCATTTGCAACAGATAAAACATTTGTAAGCGTTAAACTTTTTATTGTTGTTACACCTGTTGAACGAACTATTGAAAAAGGTGTTTCTAATAATGAACCTGCGTCTGTAAAAGTTCTTAAAAAGAAATCTGCACCTATATTTGAACCTGATTCTGTGCCACTTACTTCTAAATTTATTCTTGCACTATTATCTGAACGGAATGAAACACTTTTTGCAACAGAAACGTTTGCGTCTAAATTAGCAATTAAAGCTGAAGCAGCGCCGTCAATATGAAACTTTGTTGTTGGGTTTGCAATACCAATACCAAATTCGCCTGTTTGTAAAACTGAAACTAATTCAGCACTATTCGCTTCACTAAATATTCTAAATCTATGGTCTGACTGAACATTGCCAACTGACCATTTGTTTGTACCCGCATTTGCAAAACCTAAATAAGCATTATTTGTTGAAGTTCCGTTTAAACGTCCAATAATTCCTGAACCGAAAACGTCCAATGCAGTTGTTGGCGCATTTGTGCCTAAACCTAATCTGTTATTAGTATCGTCCCAAAAGAAGTTTGCGTTGTCTTGTAATAAAGCGCCTGAAGCACCAATAAAACCAACTGAACCTGTTGTTAATGCAGTTGTAATTGTTAAAGTTGCAACTGAACCAACTAAACTAATAGTTCCGTCAAATCCATTTGCGTCGTTAAACACCAAAGAAGATACAATGTTTGGTGACAATTCAACGTATGCGCTTGTCCCTGTATTCCAACGATACAAAATGTTTGTATCTAAGGCAATGTAAATAGTATCAGCAACACCAACTAAAGGGAATGCCGCTAAGTTTGCGTATTCTTCAACTGTACCTGTAAACAAAGACGCCATTTGCGAAAGCGTAATTTTTTTACTTATACCTGTTGTTGGGTCGCCTATAATTGTTAAATCTGATAAATCAGGCGAAAGTTCTGTCGCTAATTGATTAATTTTTTTTGATTCCATTAAAAAGTATAATTTGAAGGTACTTGACACCTGTTGTTAATAAATGGTACTGTTAACGTCACGTCTAATTTTACACCTGCTAAATAATCAGGGTCGCTTTCTGTGTAAAAAGTAATTGGTAAATTTTGGTTCAATGTCCACGTCACAATTTGGTAATCTTCAGGGTAACGCAATTGTGCAACTATGTCACCGGCAACCTGTGTCATATCTGATAAAACTTCCGTTTCGTTTGTTTCTTCGTTTAACATTCTGTCCATAAAATAAAGACTAAATGAAAAACCAATTTCTTTTGCGCCATAACTTGCACCTGTCAACGTAAAAAACATTGCAGGATAGGTTACTTCGCCATTGCTTAGACGTTCCCAAACGTCCCCAAAATAAACAAAATCAATTTGTTCGTGTTGGTTTCCTATCGTTGTCAGTTCTTTGACTATTTGGTTTAATGTCATTCTTTTTTGCTTTTTCCAAATAAACTTTAAGCTTATTTTGGTTTTTAATAGTTACTTGTTTACTCATATATTAACAACAACCAATGTTTCCCTGATAACGTTCTTCAAAGCTTTTTCTGCTATCCCCGTCACCGCAACAACCATTATCCCCCAACCACATTGAAACAGAATATCCTTCGTTGTCAGGTTTAATTGAATCAATACCTGAACCAAAGTTTAAATAATTTGGGTACAAAGCATTGTTTTGTTTTAGGTATTTTATAAGTCTTTGTTTATAGAATTCAGCGCGTGCGCGGTATCTATTTGCAACGTCAATCATATCCTGCATTGACGGTGATTCTTGATTTTCACCTGTTTTTCTTATTAAACCCTTATTGTAAAACTGATATGATAAACCTTGCGGAAGTTCTGACATAACAAAATATATCAAACAGTCAACAAGGTAATCGTCCAATAATGTAGTTTGTAATTGTGTAAATGTATTCGCAACAACCGCAGCTTGCAATTCATTGTACAATGCTGAACCCAAAGCGGGTAAAATATACATATCCTGCGCGGTCTTAATTTCAGGCAAAACCAATTTTTCGTCCACGTTAGCGTGTAACCCGGTTCTGTCCTTAATTGTCTGTACTGATATAAATAATGTGTTTTTGCTCATTCTATTTTCTTGTTACTATGTTTGAAACCCATTGGTGGCGACAACTTGCTTCGTGTTCGTTCGTTCCCGGTACTGTGTACCAACCGCCCTTCCTATCCCAAACTGAATATCCTAAACGTGCGCTTATTGATTCAATTTCTGAACGTGAATACATTTTATTTGCATCTAATAAAGCAACACAAAACGGGCGGCTTGTTTTTTTATCCTTATTTGAAAAACCTGTTTTCCATTCGTAAGAATAACGAATTAACAATTCTTTTGTTTGTGGCTGAACCTTCTTTAAAATACTGCCAATTGACGCAGTTAAAGTATGTTCAATAATTATATTTTCGTCAATTCCTTCGCCAATTGTATATTCGTTTGATTCAATATATCCTTTGTCAATTAAATCAGCAATAACCAAAGCAATTGTGTCAACGTTTTGGTCAAGTGTTGTTGCCAATACGTCCGGCGTTACTCTTTTGTCTTTTGCAATCAAATCAAGTACGTTTGCCTGTAATTGGCTTACGTCTGCAAACATTTGGTATTCAGAATCGTCGTTAAAGCGTGTTTTTTGCTTCCAAACATTGAAGCCGTCCTTTGTTTCGCCAAAGTCATAAAAGGCGCTGAAATCGTCTGCAAATTGCGCTTGTTGTGCCACAGGTGCAACGGTCTGATATTTGGTAATATCAATACCTGCTTTTTCCAATAGCCATTCCTTCGGTGCAATTTCCTTCAATAAGTTTTCAGTAAATTCAAAGCCAATTGGTTCGGTTGGAATAATGCTTAATTCAGGGTCAACAACACCACGATATTTCGCAAGCATATTAAACACCCCTTCAAGGTGCATTTGTTTACTATTAACGTAAGTATTTTTAAATATTTCGTAACCGTCGCGCATTTCAGAACGTGCGCCCAATTTACCCGCTTCAGCAATACCGAATATTGAAGGCGTTGTAATTTGGTGACCGCTAAATATATTTGTTTGTATTAATGTGTCAACACGTCCAAAGTCTTCTTTGGTAATATCTGACGCGCCTAAATCGTCAACAATTGGTTTTCTTGCGCTATCATTAACGAAAGCCAAAATAAACTTCTTACCGTCTGAACCGCTAAACCTATTTGTAAAACGCTTTTCAATATTGCGCTTTTCTTCGTCTGAAGGTTCGCCATTTGGCAAAGTAATTAATTTACTTGCGCTGAATCCTGTTTGTGCGTTTCCTAAAACGTGTTTGGAAATTTCAATGTCAGATTCAATGTAATTTAAAGCGCCAAAGTAACCCGGTAAACTGTAAATACCCATATTTGGGCGGTATTCCTTAACATAAAGAATTTGCTTACCTATTGGGTTGTTTGGATTGAATGCAGTATAAATTAATGACTTTTCGTTTCTGTCTGTCCAATCTTCTTTGTACCAAAACTGCGTATTGTCTTTATTAGTACGAACTTTTGTATAATCTAAATGCCATATTTCAGCCAATTGCTTCATTTCTGACCAAATAATTTCCAAATAATAGCCACCAAACAATTCTGTGTCCAATGAAACCTTACGGGTTAAATCGTCCAAAGATTCCATTCTGTTAACCTTCTGAATAAATGTTTCAGCTTGGTCGTTGCCCTTCCAACCGTTGCCGGTTATATAATGCACCTTGCTTTTTACAATGGCATTGTGTTTGGCTGACTTATTAAAAAGTTCAACCAAATAAATTGGGTAATCGTTGCGGTCGCCATACTGAACATATCCTTCACCCTTTTTTTCCTTAAATTCAGGCTGACGTGCTTCTGCAAATGATAATACGCGTAAATCCATTATTGTCTAATTGTGTATGTGTCTGTTGTTGAATATTCAGTAAATTCAAACGGCGTTCCGACCAATTCCATTATTCCCGTTTCCAATAAATTTAAACCGGTTGGATTGGTATTTGACGTACTTGCTTGTTCGTAAATCTGATATACATATTGTCCATTTAAAGAAGAACCAAAATTTGTGTTGGTTACAATTGAAAATTCATTGTACCTATCTTTGTACAAACTTAAATCGGTTGCATTTAATTTAACAAACTTTACTTCTGTATTTGCGCTTCTATTTGTGAAGACAAAAAGGTAATTTGGGTTTGTCAATAACTGCTTTTCAGTTAAAGTAAGTATAATATTTTGTGTCTGTCCTTTCGTGAACCTAATCATATAGGTAAATAGCCAAAATTGTAATTTGTTGCACATTAAGTACAAATATGACTTATATGGTACAAATACGTATCAAAAAGTGCGTTTTATGACACATTATCGTACGAATAAGTGTTTATAACTTCCGTAATTGTCGCAGTATTACTACTGATTTTGTCAAGTTATAACTTGACTTTTGTTATAACATTACTACATAAAAAAACCGCCGAACGAATTAACGAACGGCGGCAAACCTATAAACCTATGAAAAACAAAGTTTTAAGCACCCGGTGTTTCCAACGCATTATAAACAGTTGAAGTTACACTTGGCGCTAACGCAGGTTCAGAACCTGTGAAAGTTAAAGTGAATCCGCTTCTGTCACCTTGCGCAGTACCTGTTGAAGCTGCATTTGCAGTCATATCAATACCACGTGTTTTTCCTAAATACCAATAAATACCGTTGCTATCTTTTGCGACTGCAACTAAGCTATTTTGCGCCAATAACAATAATTCGTTTCTTGTATTGGTCTGTAATTTGTTAAGGATAATCTGAAGTTCTTGCGCATAGAATACTGTACCGTTTGCAACGGAAGCAGTCATTGTTTGGTTGAACATAGAAGTATCTTTTACCAAAGCATATTTCCAAAAACGTTTTCCAACTGCCTTAGTTAAAGCGGTAATTACACCACTTGCTTCGGTTGTTGTTGTTACGTTTGCAGCTTCAGTAAAATATACTTCAACGATTCCGCCTAAACTATCGCGACAATCTAAAGAATATCCCTGTGTTAATGCGCACGGCATAATATTAAATTTTAAATTTTATAAAAATGGGGGGATATTTCACCCCCCTATTAATTAAGCCAATATGAATTTCACTGTTTCATCAGGGAATGCAATATTCACGCCCATTTTGAATTCAGATACAAAACGTACTTGGTCAGCTTCTTTTGCGTAGAAAATTTCAAACTTTTCTTCTTCGTTCAATAAGTCTGTACCGATAAACAAGTTACTTAAACGTGCAGCGTAAATTTTGTTTGTGCCATTCAATCCACCAACAGAAACAACCTTAATCATTGTACCCGGTAGAACAAACTCACCGTCTGCCTTCGCGTCAACTGAATAATGGAAACTGTTTGCGTTCTTTAAAGCAACTGTGTAAGTTCTGAACAAATCTTGACCGCAGAAAATGGTCATATCGTCAGCAGCTACAACTTTTGCAGGGATTGCTTGGTAAACACCGTCAAAAATGCTGATAACGTTAGTAGCAGTAATTGAACTCAAAGGCGCACCACTAATATAAGTAGAAGCATTTGCAGCTACAACACCCGAAGCAGCACCGATTAATTTTACTAAACCGTCAAACTTGTTTAAGTTTACGTTAACACTTGAAGTGTCACCTTGCCAAATTGCAGTTTCTAATTGTGCAGCAATTGTTTTTGCTTTTTTATCAGCAAATTCTTGCTCAAAAGGAACTGAATCGTACATTGAACCCGTAGGCAATGCTTTTTGTAAATACTTAGCTTCTAAGTCTTTTGGACAAAGTGCTTCGTTTACTTTAATTTTTCCAACAGTCACAGTTCTTTGTGTGAAAGTTGTTGAACCTGAAGCAGTAAATCCGCAGCTTCCGCCTGCCTGAAATATTGCGTCTGTGTCCATAATGTTAATAGTTTCAGCGCTTTTTACGCCAACCATAACATTTCCTGCACTCTTAATCAAGTTTGCAGTCTTTGCGCCTAATACTGAAGACGTCACTAATTGTGCTGCGTTTTGTTCAGTATATGCGGCTAATGCTGATACATCAAATGCCATTGTTATTAATTTTTAGTGTTTAAAATTGCGTTTCTATATTTTTCCAATCTTT